TACACATACGATGCATCTCGTGACGCATTTATTCCCCCAAAGCCTTACCAGAGCTGGGTACTGGATGAGCAAACTTGCTTGTGGATCGCCCCTGTACCAGTGCCTGGGAACGACAGGTCGTACCGGTGGGATGAGGATTCAACCACCTGGATCGAAATAACTACTCAAATAGGGGTTTAATCATGGCAAGTACCTTTTCAGACCTGAAGTTCGAGCTAATCGGCAGCGGCGAGCAGTCGAACACTTGGGGCAACACAACCAACAGCAACATTGGCACGGCTATTGAGCAGGCCATCACTGGTTTGGGCAATCCCGTTTTTACTTCGGACACCAACCTGACCATAGATTTGACTGATCTGTTGGGACCTGCCCTGCAAACAGCGCGAGCCTTGGTCCTCAATGCGACGTCCACAGGAAGTTTAACCGCGACCCGCAACCTGGTGGTTCCGACGATTGAAAAACAATATCTGGTCCACAACAACACGTCTGGCGGCCAAAGCATCACCGTAAAAACGTCCGCAGGCACGGGCATCACCGTTCCCAATGGCGCAGAGATGCACCTGTATGTGAACGGGGTCAACGTGATTGATGCCGTCACGCATTTCAGCGCCTTGACCCTTGGCGCGGCGCTGCCTGTTACAAGCGGCGGAACAGGGGTTACAACTTCGACAGGCACGGGCAATGCCGTGTTATCTAACAGCCCGACGCTGGTTACACCGGCTTTGGGCACGCCTTCCAGCGGGACGCTGACCAATGCCACGGGCCTGCCTTTGTCTACAGGCGTGACGGGAGTGTTGCCAGTTGCCAACGGCGGGACGGGAACCCCCACCCCCGCTTTGGTGCAGGGCACCAACGTCACGATCACAGGCACTTGGCCAAATCAAACCGTTAACGCCGCCGGGATAGGCAACCTCACCGGCGCAGTGACCTCAGTAGGTGCAGCCACCTCTCTTGGATCGTTTACCTCTGCCGACCTGGCCGGGGCGCTGACGGATGAGACGGGCAGCGGTGCGGCGGTGTTTGCAACAAGTCCGACCCTTGTGACGCCAGCCCTTGGAACGCCCTCGGCGCTTGTAGGGACCAATATCACCGGCACAGCGGCAGGCCTGACAGCGGGCGCTGTGACAACAAACGCCAACCTAACTGGCGCGGTCACTTCAACAGGGAACGCTACCGTGTTGGGATCGTTTACCTCTGCCGACCTGGCCGGGGCGTTGACGGACGAGACGGGCAGCGGCGCGGCGGTGTTTGCAACGAGTCCAAGTTTGGTCACTCCTGTTTTGGGGACGCCTACCAGCGGCGCGTTGACCAACTGCACGGCAGATGGCACAAACAAAGTCGGTTATCGAAACATTCCCCCATCAGGTACGAAGACCTCCAGCTACACCCTCGTAATAGGGGATGTGGGCAAGTTTATTGAGCTGGGCTCAGGGGGCACCGTTGTTGTTCCAGCATCAGTGTTTGCCGCAGGCGATGTGATCAGTATTTTCAACAACACCTCCGCTACGATCGCTTGCACTTGCTCCGCTGTGACGGACGTCTACAAGGCTGGAACGGATGCTGACATCAGTGCCTTTAGCATAACCACAAGAGGGGTGGCCAACATCTTATTTATCACTGCCACACGTGCAGTAATCACTGGGAATTTGGCATGAGCGGAAGTTTAAATATTATGCTTGCCAGCTTTGCAGGCGGCAGCGGCCCTCCTGTGGGGCTTTTGGCGTATATTGCAGACACTACTAGAATTGGCATAAGCGTCAGCCCTAAAATAGTCATAAAAAACGATCTGTTATACGTGGCACTTGATGCCAACACCGCCTCGGTGATCAGGCCTGCCGTCACAGTAGCAAAGTTGCCGTTGGACTTATCAGCAATTACTTGGCAAACGCAAGTGGCCACCGCCGTTTCTAATGACTATTCCTATCCAACTGCTATAACTGTTGATGACTCAGGGAACGTCATAGTAGCCGGAAATATTTTTGTTCAATTTAACAACCTAACTTTTCCCTACCTGCTGAAACTTAACAGCAGCGGAACTTTTCAATGGCATCGTTACATAAACCAAGTCGGCACTTTTAACGCAGTTGCAACAGACGCAAGCGACGCTGTTTACCCTGTCGGCACTGGTCGGTACATTTTTTCAACCCGAGATGACATCGTCGTCTCTAAGTACAACGCCAGCGGAACCCGCCAATTTCTCAGGGTACTTGGAGACACGTCTACTTCTACCACTGCCAGTTCATTTGGCAATGGAGTTGCGCTTTTAAATAGCACCGATTATTGCGTTGCATCTCGTGTAACCCCCTCAAGCTTTGATGGGTGCCTATGGACCTTGGCGCAGTCAACTGGGGCAAAGGTATCGGCTACTCTTCAAAATGACGGTTCAAACCTTGCGCAAAATGGGGTGGCTGTTATTAGGGGGGAATCTGTTGACGTTCTTTATTACTTGGTAAACACGTTTGCAACAGGCAGTATTTCCAGTAAAGGCACTCAGGTTTTATTGAAATTTACAACGGCGGGGGGGTTTGTATGGCAGAGTTTTCTCACTGATACGGATTCTTTAACTACCGTTGGTACGGCCTTATGCATGGACCCGAGCAACACGCATGTTTACGTTGTCGGGAGTACTGTCGGCGCTGTCGGGGGTCGTGCAGAGGTACTGATCAATAAGTGGACCATTGGCGGGTCGCTTGTATGGCAACGAGGCGTTACCTCGCCAACCCAAGGCCTGGATGATCCCCGCATTGCAGTGGATTCTTTGGACAACATTTATGTGACTTTCAGGTCTAGCCCTCACACCAACGGACAAAGGGGCCTGGTCATGAAGATGCCTGGTAGCGGTGCAGGAAGCGGCAACTTTGCTACTGTTGATGGGTTTAGGTATGACTACGTTACAACAGGTCGAACTACGCCAGTCGATGCCCTTACCAACTCAGATAATACAAATGCAACGTCGGCAGACACTTCGACAGATGTTACGCCCGGTAACACCCCTACGACGGGTGTTATGACCATAACCGTTGTGCCTTTTTAGCTATGAAAGACTGGTTCGTTGCCTTTGTTGCAGCGGCCAGTCTGATGGCCTTTGTGCTTTGGTGCGTGTACGTTTTTTGGTGGGTCTATGCTACTTGAGCTTGCGGCGGCAAACGCAGCCTTCAATGTGATCAAGCAAGCTCTCGCCAATGGCAAGGAGCTGTCCGATCTTGGGTCAAAGGTTTTTGACTATTTTGACAACAAGGCCAAGATTCAGCAGAAGGTCAACGAAAAGGGCAACCGCTCGGACATTGAGGAATTCTTTGCCCTTGAAAAACTGAATGCCCAAGAAGTTGAATTGCGTGAACGCATGGTCTATGCAGGCAGACCGGGGATGTGGGAGGACTGGCAGAAGTTCCAAGGCGCTGCGGCCCGTAGGCGAAGGGAAGACAAGGAAGCTGAGATCAAAGCCATCAGACTCCGTAAAGAAAAGATGGAGCGATTTATTGAATACGGGACTCTTGGATTGGCTTCAGTAATTCTTGCTGCACTCTTAATCTACGGCATCGTCATTTATATGATGTACATCCGAAAATGAGCGACAAACCAGAATCCATCGTTGACAAAGTGCTTGGGTATGTAGACAGCCCATTCAAACTGTTTGCCATCCTCATCATGGGTGTGGTGGCGTTTGCCGGGTACTTCCTTTGGCAGAACCAAGAATTCATGCGGGACGCATACAAGGAATCCAAGAAGCTGCCTGAGATCAACACAGCCCGTGCTGATGATGCCAGTTCAATGCTGCTGAAGAAGACGGGGGCTACAGTGGTGGCGGTGTTCAAGGTCAACCCACTGTTCAACAGCAGAGTGTTGTATAAAGCCTACACCAAGGATGGCCGCGACAAGACGATTGAAGATATTGATGTGGGCCTGTTCAGTCAAAACACAGCCAATAACGCCGATGTGGTCAAGCTGATGACCAACGAGATTCCTTGCGGGGAATACCGCTACGCACAGTCTGAGGTGGGCCTGTGGTACTTGGAAAAGGGTGTGACGTTTACCTGCCGGGTGAGCGTCCCACCTGACTCGCACCGCTTTGTGGGCCAGATCACAGTGGGTTGGGCAGAGCAGCCGCAAAACCTTGAACAAGTTCGTTTCATGCTGGAGATAGCCAGCGCCATGCTAACCAAAAGGGGAAATTAATGCTTTCACTGTTTTCAACTCTTGGGGGTCTGTTGATCTCCGGCTTGCCCAAACTGCTGGAGTACTTCCAGAACAAGGCCGACCAAGCCCATGAACTGAAGCTGGCCGGATTGCAAAACGAGCGTGAGCTGGCCATGGCCGCGCAGGGGTACGCTGCCCAACTGAAGATTGAAGAGGTCCGCACCGATCAAGTCGCAATGGAGACCGATGCCCGGATGACTGAGGCAGCTCTTGAGCATGACGCCAAGGTGCTGGAAAAAGCCTCTACATGGGTGGCTAACTACGTTGGTACTGTGCGCCCCACAGTCACTTACATCTTTGTGGCCGAGTTGGTTTGCATCAACGCCTTTATGGCTTGGTACTTGTACCAGCAGCCGGGTCTGATCACCAGCATTGACGACATCATCCGATACTCAGACCTGATATTTAGCGCTGACGAGATGGCGATGCTGGGTGGTATACTAGGGTTCTGGTTTGGATCAAGAACTTGGAGCAAGAAATGACCATTGGTGTATATGCTGTTCACAACAAGATTAACGGGCGGGCCTACATTGGCAGCTCAAAACATGTTGAGTTGCGGCTGATACACCATAAGAGTTATATCAACACGGGCTTGTTTTTGCACTATCAGGGCTACGCTGAAGACGCTAAAAAATATGGCGTGGATGCGTTTGAATTTAAGCTGCTGGCCGAAACACCCACAATCGCTGAGGCTCGGGATATGGAGCAGGCATTTTTGGGTATCTTTTTGGGAGACCTGTACAACAAGGCCCCAAGCGCAAATGGCGCAAGTGGCACAAAACGCCAAAGCAAACCTTACATAGAAGGCGCGGCTAAACGAAATTCTGACCCAGATTACCGAACCAAGTTGAGTGAAGCCTGCAAAGGAAAGCGCGAAGTTGTCACTTGCCCACATTGCAATCTGCAGGGTGGGGGTGGGAATATGCGCAGGTATCACTTTGACAAGTGCAAGGAAAAGCCATGAAACTAAGCAAGGCAGGCGAAGACCTGATGCACCGGTACGAGGGGTTTCGCTCTCGGCCCTACCTCTGCCCAGCGCACATCTGGACGATTGGCTACGGCCACGTTC